GTTTGAAGACGAGAATATGATGTCGTTGCGCAGTCAAAATGATAATTAGTATTATGAATATTACTTTAAAACAATTAAAAAAAATAATTTTTATCCCAATTGTTTGTTTTTTATTATCTTCTTGCGCATCTATATTCACTCCATCAAATCCAGAATCTTGGATGGAATCTGAAAAAAATGCATGTCTTCCTACCGCAATTGCTTTTAGAGAAGGTCTTAGAAAATATAATGTTTGGGCTGAAGTTGTTGGTTATCATTTTTATTATACTAATACGAAAAAGAAAAAACCAAGCGGTCATGCTATTGTTGCATACATGTATCCAACTGGTCAAAATAAACTTTGGACATACGATCACTGGGGTTCGTATAGAGTGAGGGCATATAAAGATGATCCATTGGATATTGCTAAAAAAGCAGTGGAGGCTAGACAAGAAGATCGTTACATCACATCAGCTCATTTTCATAAATAAAAATATTTTAAATTATGGAAGAGCCAAAAAAAATATACACTACAATTTTAATCAAAAGAAGAGTTAGTGGAGAAGCAGGACCACCACCAATGCTTGGAAAAGGAGAATTAGCATTCAACGAAACCAATCAAACTTTGTATATAGGTTCTAATATACCAAGTCTTTCAGCCGCAGAAGAATTTTAAAATTGAAAAGTAATACTTTTTAATAAGTATTCGATATGCCAGAAGAAAGTATAATAAAATTAAAAAGATCTGACATTTCTAATAGAATTCCTCAACTATCTTCCTTAGAATTTGGTGAACTAGCTCTTAATACAACAGACGGTAAAATATTTTTTAAAAACTCTAATAATCAAATATCAACATTTTTAAATAATGATTATTATAATGACGTAACTACGTTAGTAAAAACAAACTCTGCTGCATGGATTGGTGGAAGCGGAGATGTTGTTGTTAATTTGGATTCCGCTTCTTGGAGAACGGATTTTGTAAATAATGCTAGTTATATCGGAAAAGCATTACCAAATACGTCAGAGAGTGATAGTTCATGGTATATTAAAAAAATAACATTAAATAGCATAGGGCAAGTGTTGTCCACTACAGTTGCATCAAATGTATCATGGAATGATAGAATAACCGCAACTTACATATAATTATATCATATGCAACCTTCGGTACCAAATATCATAGAAGAAATAGAATATCCTAAGTACTGTGCTAATCTAGCCATAACATCGTTTTACAAAAACGGGGGACAATTTGAAGTTAATGCGGCATTAAGACTTATTCCTACTCGTTTTGATGAGGAAGGAAACGTAATAAAAAAAGAAGATTCTTACAAAAGTGTATTGCTTGGAAGTCTAAACGATGCCAATAACGAAGAACAGCAAGCAATTGCTCAAATTTATAGTGCAATTCAAAATTATATTAATGTAAAGGGATTATAGTAAATGGCAAATATTCGTGCTACACAATCTGGTAATTTTTCAAGTTCTTCTACATGGGTAGGAGGAAGTGTTCCTACTGCTGAAGATAATGTTTATAGTAACACTCATACAGTTACCATTGATACCAATATTACTTGCACTAAAATTTCAAATATTGCTGAAAATAGTGCAACTGCTGGTGGTAAATTTGTAGTCTCCAGCGATGTAACGATAAATGCAAATGTGCAGGTTGGATCAACGGTTTGTTTAGAAATTACGAATGATGCTAGTCCTACCATAAACGGAAACGCAACAGGAGGAACAGCAGCATTAGGTAGAGCTATTGATAATTTAGGAACGGGAACTCTTAGTGTTTCCGGAACAGTCACTGGTGGGAATGTCACATTAACGACAACAAACAATACTAACGGACATCATGCAGAGGCAATTAGGAATTCTTCATCCGGTACCATCAGTTTAACTGGAAACGTAAACGGGGGACTACTAGCGTTTTGTGCAGCAATTGTAAATGTATTAGATGGAGATATAGTAGTAAATGGTGATGTAATCGGCAGCAATGCAAATTCAAGTGCTTATACGATAAGGCACAGCAATACATCTTCATCTTATGGTTTAGTAACGGTCAACGGAAATGTATATGGTTCAGTAGGAAATGCGATATCTTTTCCAACAAATTCCCAAGGAAATTTGACCATAAATGGAAATTGCTACGGCGCTTCGAACAGCGGAACGGGTGTTGCATTGACCTTAGCTCCTGTTGCGGGGAATGTTAATATCAATGGTAATATAGAAGGAGGATCAGGATCTGTTGCAAGTCAATTCGGAGTTACATTGGGAGGAGGATCTAATGTATCTGTTAATATAGTAGGAAATTGCACAGGCGGTAGATCTACTTATTTAACAGTAAATTTACAAGGAAAACATGCTGTCAACGTGACAGGTTCAAATTCTGTTAATATTACAGGAGATGTTCAGGGCGGTCCTTCTACGAGTGTTAATAATTGGACTGTTGCAACAGCATCATATGGATTAAACATAACCGGAGCAGCTATTGTTAATGTTACAGGAAATACCGATATTAAAGACGCTCCTAGTAATGGAGATATTGTTTTAAATAACTCTTCTGCTGTTTTAAATTTTACCGGAAATATATATGATACTTATCCAACCAACAATGGAACTAATATTACGAATATTACAAATACTGCTGGTACTTTAAATATAACTGGCAATGTTTACGGCAAGGATCAGAATTTTGTTTCACCTACTGCTTCGTCAAATTACTCTGTTAACCAAACTTCAGCAAACAGCACAACTACAGTAGTTGGAAATGTATATGGTGGTTTAACGGGTTGTGGGATTAGAGCGTCTGCCGGAGACGTGTATATTAAGAGAGCAATAGGAAACGACTATGGGATTACATCAATTGCTGGAGCGCAAAGAGATGGGGTAGCGGCATTTACAGCTGGAATAAATGCTAGAGTTATTGTTGAAGAAATAGAATTAGGTTCTCAAGGAAATTTTCCAGTACTTGGTCCGTTATTTTTAAATAAAACAATAAGTGATCCTAAAATTATCTTTAGACATCCCGATAATTATAATTCCACAAGAACATTAATAGATCCTCTTTCTTCTAATACTTTTCCTCTTTCGGGTGACGTGAGATTTGGAGTTTCTTATGCAGGTGGAAATTTAACCGGAAGTTGTTATGTACCATCGGCTAGTTCAGTTTCTTATGGTGTTCCAATCGATAATACAGTAGGTATTGCGGTTCTTGATGCTTCTGCTATTTGGTCATTTAATGCAGATAACCTTCCATCTACAGGAATTGGTGGTAGATTGAAGAATTGTGCCACTGTAGAAGCTGTTGGTGCTCAGATTGCGGCATTTTTACCATAAGTATATAATATATGTCTGTTTTACCAAATCCATATCACGGTAGTACCACTTTTAATTCAAAAATAAAAAGCTATGATCATTTAGCTCAAAGAGTTCGTAGAACGTTAGGAGAACCTTTAATTGAAATTGAAATTAGTAGTGAGCAAATGTATGAATTAATTGACATTGCTATAGAATGGTTCACTAAATTTTCAGGTGTAACAGAAGAATATTTAATTTTCAGATCTGATTTATATAGAAGAGGAATTGGTTTAAAGGTTGATAGATTGTTTTCAATAACTCCAGAACTTAACAATTCAAGTGATCCATCTCAACCTGAAAATCCAGATGGATATGATTTTGATTTAGATGACTATAGAAAAGTAGTAGATGTTTTTTCTTTGGAACAAGGAAATACCAGTGGTGTAAATACTTTGTTCACAATTGAACATACTATTGCACAACAAGCATATTTTGGTCATTTGTTGGGAAATGTTGGTTATGATTTAGTTACTTGGCATGTTTTAAAAGATTGGTTAGATACTAGAGAAAAACTTTTAGCCTTAAAACCTTATTTTAGATTTAACCCAGATACACAAATGTTAAAACTAATTCCAGAACCAAATACATCAAATGTTTATTTTGGTTTAATTGGTTGCAAGGTTCAAAAACCAATTCGTGATTTAGTTTCTCAATTATGGGTTTTTAGATATACGACAGCATTAACAAAAATAGCAATAGGTCACACTAGAGGAAAATACGGAGGAACTAGTTTATTTGGCGGACAAACTGTTAATTATCAAGATGTGATGAGACAGGGCGAAAAAGAAAAAGACGAATTAGAAAAAGAACTAATGTCAAATTACGTAGATACTGATCCTGTTAGATTTTTTGTTGGTTAATTATAGATGAAAAAAATTGGAAGAAAAAATACAAATTACAAACAAGGTATTTTTAATCCAAAAAATCCCAAAAAATACAAAGGTACTACTCCAATAATATATAGAAGTGGTTTAGAACTTCTTTCGATGAGATATTTTGACAATAGTCCAAATGTTTTATCT